CCTGTTCCGAAATTAAGATACACTTTTCGCGAATGCGAAAAGTATCAAAAACTTTCGGAACAAGGCCGGCTTTCGTAGAACTACCGAAATTAAGCTACACTGAAAGTGTCAGAACTGTCCACCTTTGGTGGACAGTTCTTTCAACCCCATTCTGGCGAAGCCAGAACGGGGTGTAGCTTAATTTCGGTAGTCTACGGTAATTAAAATTGTATTATTTCAATTTTTCGCCGCATTTTAGAATCCAGCCATGCCATTCCGAATCACAGGTTCTGGTGCGACTGTGTTTTTTATCGCAGTAAGTGCTGCGCTTACAGGTTCAGCCACAGCTGCTACAGCAGCCGATAATGTTGGTACAGCTGCTGGTGCCAATGATGCTGTTTGCATCACAACATCTGATGCAGATGTTGTGACAGCCGCCGTCATAAGTGGAATAGTAGCGCCACTGCCCGCTAATACATACCAACTAAGATATGATACAATGGCACCAAGAGCAAAGCAAGGAATAAGTGGCGGGGATTCATACATTTGCAAGCTCAGTTGTTCTTCATCTGTTAATTCTCCTCCCCGTGCAATTTGCAGTGATTGGATGGAAGTCTTTTGAAATACAGTATACCCCCAAACAAGAATAACTGTAACAGCTCCGCCAATAAATGCTAAAACCCATGGATTATGAAATAGCGCGTGAATCTTAGCCATTTTATCTTAACTAAAACTCTCACTACTTTTTTATGACTATAAACATGCGTTGCCCGTTGAAATCACGCAAAAGCTAAAAAATGAAACTATTAATGTTTGCATTAATATTGTATTAATTTACTGCAAATGTCTTGGATTCTATCGTCAACCAACGGTCAAGCGATTGAAGTTGTTGAAACGACTGATAATTCGACGCACGCATTTACATCACTGCTTAACAAAGTTGCGGGGTCATTATATGCATCTCCAACTGATTCAGCTGGTGCTGATCTTTCTACAGAATCAAAATACTTAGAATTCCTCAAAAAGGGAGGAAAAGTAAATTGGGCGCCAAATAACAAGTTTTACTATCTAACTAATGGTGACAACATCTATACATCTGATGGATATGTTGTTGTTAGCGGAGACCTGCGTGATTTTACAAAGGAAACTCATATTGTTTGGCCGGAAAAATTCGCGAAAATGGAACATTTTGATCGTACCGTTGTACCAGTAAAGCGTATGAAAAACAGTTTTACGAAACCACGTAAACCACGTGTTCTGATTGATGGCGAATGGACAGTTGAAGGACCAGATTGGCAACGTTTTACAATTTATCGCGAAAGCAATCTTGCTAAAGAACATGATGCAAAAGTGACGGCTTGGATCTCAGATTGGCGCGCTGCTTACGCAGCCGTCGGAAAAACTACACCGGATGTATGTCCGTTTGTTGCTCTGGCTCCAGCACTTCCAGTTCATCGCACATATTTTGCGCTTCAAGCATATGAGCGACTACTTAAAATGAACATTCAATGGATGGATGCAAATCCTCCTGGTATTTCCGAAGATGACCCCGTTATTTCTAAGACAACTCATGTATGGAAAACAAGCCAAAAAGAAATCGACGATCCAACTGGACTTACTTGGAACGGCTTTGACCGTGAAACTGGAAAAGCTTATGAACATGAATCTGAGTCGGAGTCCGACTCAGATTCAGAAGATGACTAAGCACCTCGTTTAATCAACGTAAACGAATCGCGTATTTTTAATGTAAACGATGTCGATTGCAATAACGGTTTCAATCAATAAAAGCGTATTTCATCAAGGCACTAATGTGACTTCAATATATTTATATAAAGCCCTTGCTGATGTAGGATTTTCACCTATTTTTCTAAACAATTCAACTCAGTCTTGGTTCGATCATATACCGCAAGACGACTTTAAGGTCACTACATTGGACACCGCCACCACCTATGATTTTGTTCTTGAATTACAGTGGCATCTCACTCCTACACAACGTTCTACAATAGCATCTAAAACAATTGTTTTTATGCACTATCCACCATTAATGCATGATATAGAATGTACAACATACCCACATTATTCGCTTGCTGAACTTGTTCGAGAACATCCAAATGACCCAATTGATTGGAATACGGTCGACTATATTTGGACATGGGATTGCTATACAGCTGCTGACATTAAATATCTTCAACTAATTACTTCACGCCCGGTTTTCACTATACCAATTGTTTGGAATTCTCTGCCACTTGAAGGTACTGCTGTACCAGACTGGTCTGGCACTGATACACCAATGATTCATATTTGTGAAGGAAACCGAAATAATAGTGGCAATGCATTAATTCCTCTTACAATTGCGCGTGCCTTGCGTGATTCAGATACTTCATGGAACACTGTACCAGTATTTGTACATGATTCTGGCAGCCTTGTTACTTCACAATTTTTCAAAGATAATATTCTAAACAATTTACGCCTTACTGAATATGGTTTTACATTTATCGAACGCAAAAATATTACATCGCTTGTTGATCACAAAAGTGTTGTGCTGATGCACCAACGGTTTCGTCCGTTTCGCGCCGCACTTTTTGATTGTTTATGGCTTGGTATCCCAGTTGTTCATAATTTTCAAGCATATGATTACGGATTTAAATATGTTGATAATTCGGTTTCATCTGCAATAGATGCCTTTGCGCGACTGAGGCCACCAACCACTGAACAACTGCAAGAACAACGTGAATGGCTAACTTGCACATTTAGTGGTCCTGTTATTAACGCAAAAATACAAGATGTCTTCACACAGATGCAGACAACAGTCGTGCCGCAATCTCTACAACAGCAAACACGCGATAAATATCTTCACATTTGGTTTGAAGATTTCTGGGCAGATTTCCAACCATCATACAATTTTTTCACATTATTACTTGACTCAGAATCGCGTGGGCGTAAATGGAAACTTGATGCAGAACGGCCTGATGTCGTCTTTTTCGGACCATATACACAACGCCATCGTCGATTCAAACGTCGTTCAGAAGGTGGTCCTTTGAAAATCATGTTTACGGGCGAAAATACTCGCCCATCACCTGAAGCTGACATTAATCTTGGATTTGATTATACAAGTGACCCTAACTATATTCGACTGCCGCTATGGATTCTTGAAATAAATTGGTTTGGCGCAGATGCAACGCGAGTCGTTAATCCAAAACCGTTTCCACTTGAACGATTAACTGAAGTATATCCTGATGAATTAGCTGGACGCGATACATTTTGCGGGTTTGTTGTATCAAATCCAATGAATCCTATTCGCAATGAAGCATTCAAACAATTATCAACATATAAACATGTTGCATCTGGTGGCGCATTGTTTAATAATATTGGGCGGAAATTAGAAGGCGGACCTGGCGGAGGTGGAGGCGAACTAACTAAACTGGAATTCTTCAAAAAATGTAAATTTGCACTTGTTTTTGAAAATGCGGCGAACCCTGGATATGTCACTGAGAAAATTCTACATGCAAAGGCTGCTGGATGCATTCCAATCTATTGGGGAGACCCTGATGTGACGCGTGAATTTAATCCGTCAGCATTCATTAATGCACGTGACGCAATGGCCGCCGGAGGTTGGCCTGCACTCATCGCGGCCATCAAAGAAGTTGACGAAAATCCCCGAAAATGGCTGGAAATGTATAATAGTTCGCTTTTTTATCCATCAACAATAGCATCCGTGCGGGAACGCATGATACAGCTTGCGTCTCTTGTTTGGGGTACAACTACTACAACTGTTACACTTGACCAAGCCGTTTCAACTTCTATTGCATCTGCAACAAAATCGGTTTACATGATACAACCACCAGTTGAAGTTGTTCCACGCGTTTGGCTTGGATGTGCACAAATTGCATCTAATCGTGAATGGTTAACATCAAACAGAATCACTCATGTAGTAAACTGTATTGCAGGTGAAGGATTTAAAACGGTTGATGGCGTGAAATCACTTGAATTTCCAGCAGAAGACACTCATACATATAGGATTATCGATTTACATTATGCAGATGTAAAGAAATTTATTGATGATGCATTAGATGTGGGAGGAAGTGTGTTAGTGCATTGTCGTGCTGGTATAAATCGTAGCGGAGCGCTTGTTGTTGCCTATGCTGCTGAACGAGAAGACTGTCAACCTGCCGCAATTGTTGAAAGAATCGGCAAAGTGCGACCGTATATATTACTAAATCCATCTTTCAGAAAACAAATTGAAGATATGCGCGCAGCCCCTGCACCTGTGGTGCAAGCAGTTGTGTCTGCGACAATGTCAAGCAGTGGGCGAAGTGTATCAAGGCGAATTCTAATGGGTGCAACAGCGAATTTTGCTGGTTGCGCTGCTCTGTTACTAAAATGCTTGACGAAAATTGAACCGAAAACACCTGTGCATCTATATCAAATCGACGATTTTCCGGCCGAACTATGCAATACACTTATGCGTGAACATCCACATCTACAAATATGTAAATTTGCACCGATAACAATTGAAGGATTTGCCGATTATATGGCACCCGAACATTATGCATGGAAACTACGATTAATTGCAGATGAAATTGCGGCATGCGAAGAGAGAACGCAACTACTTTACTTGGATACTGGTATGATTCCGATGAAAAAAGACTTATCCGGCCCATGGGCAACAATTGAAACATTTGGTGCGCTTTTCGTCGACGACAGCACGCAGAAAAATATTAATTGGTGTCATCCTGAGTTTTGCAAAAACATGAATGTTACGCCAAGTGAATTAGACGGAAACCAGTTGTGGGCGGGAGTTCTTGGTATTGATACTGCATCCCCCCACGTTGAGGTGTTCAAGAAAGCACGCGCAGCATCTGAAAATCCTAACATCATCAAAGGCGATAAGTGGAAACCATATAATGATGTTTGCGCCGGTCACAGGCATGATCAGTCAATATTATCTATACTGTCACAGCGAGCTGGGGCAACGCGTCAAAACATTGCATCTATTTATTCACATATTTCATATGAAGATGCACGTTTGACAGATGTTGAATTTTATGTTCATCGTGGAAATATTATTCAATATGTTCCATTTACTGCGGCTGTAAATCAAGCTCACATAATTATTACATCAGATGTAGCATTGAAGAAGTTCAAGGGGGCTGCCGGTGAAGGCCTTAAAAATATTTATGGATTCTCAGATACAACTGCACTTACACCAGAAAAACGTCTGGGATTTCTTCGAAATAATTTTGGATGGAAACGTGCAACAGTTGACCGCACATGGAAACATTATTGTCTTTGGCGCAAACTTGCGCAATCTGAACATTGCACAAAATTTTTAATTGTTGAAGATGATTGCGTCCCGCATGCCGGTTGGAAAGATGCTCTCGCAATGCTTCCACCATGTGATGTGTTGATGTTATCAGGTTCACAACGTGCAGGAGCATACGTAATTTCAATGACAGCAATCCAGAAACTACTTGAATATGTTGGTAGATTTGGATTATGTAAGGTTGTTGACGCGCTTATTCGTGATTGTGAATTAACAATTGTTGAAAATCCCCTGTTTGATGTGATGGATTGGACAGATGATGGCGAAGCTTATGTGACCGAAGGTTGCAAACAGCGTCCGCCGGTTTGCGCACCAGTGAAATGGGATGCAGTTAACACTGATACTGCACCTATTGTTGAAATGGCCGAAACAACCGTGTTTTTCACGGGTGCGCGTGAAGCTGTTCTTGAATGGGAATACGATTGGTTTTGCGAATTAATGCCATGGTTATCGACTGCTACATGGATGGTACCAACCGAAGATGCAATTAGGGCAGCCGACCACGCTGTGTTTATTGTTGCAGGATATATGCCAGAAACATGGCGATGGGTTAAATTTGCATCTGATGCTGGTAAACAATTTACATTACTACATACATCAGATGAATGGGAACGGGATGCACTTGATGTATACGCCTTGCCAGGATGCAAACATGTTGTGCGAAACTATTGGCGTCCAGGGCTACCTGGAAATGTATTAACAATTCCACTTGGATACAAAAAAGGTATGTTTGGCAGTGAGCGCGTTAGCACTGCAATGCAACCATATTTATGGACATTTGCAGGTGACCCAAACAAATCAGGGCGTGCCGCCGTATTATCAACACTTACAGAGGCTGGCCCATATAAAATGCATTGTACTGCCGGATGGAAAGCCGCGAATTGTTTGACGGTTGATGAATACCGCGCGTTTTTGCAAAGCGGAACATTTACACCATGTATGACAGGCAATTGGAATGTTGATTGTTTCAGAATATGGGAAGCATTGGAATGTGGTTCGGTGCCAATTGTTTTCTCACCAACGAAAAATCAACCATACAACTATTTCAATGGATTACTTGGCGATGGACATCCGCTTATTGTTGTTAATGCCTGGGAAGATGCTGCGCCAATAATGATGAATCTTCGTGATGCAGCATTGCAAAACTATAAACAACGACTATTTACATGGTGGAATAATTATAAAGGCGAATTAAAGGGGAAATTAGCGCATTACTGAAAATGCTCGCTTAATATTTAATAATATATGCAAGCACCAAACAAGGGTTAATAATGTTGAATGCTGTGCCAGTGCCGGAACCAGTACTTGTTGCAAGTGTTCCACCCACATTATATGATGCAACCTGTGTACCAGTACTAGATTGCACATTAGTATTTGTAACAAGAGGAACAGTGTGGGTATGCGCTGGTACGTTTGCTTCAACAAGCGTATGCGTTTCAGCACCACTTACATCTGCAATTGCAGCAAATGATGTGCCGTTTACACCGAAAATAGTGCGACCACGTAAATCTGGCACATTGAATGTTGAACCACTACCACCAAATGTGTATCCAATGGCATTAGATAAGTCAGCATACAGGGTGACATCGTATCCAGAACCGTCGCAATAGAGATAACCGCGAGGAGGAGTTGTTGAGAAGTATGGGAAAACACAACCAACTGGTACAAGCAAATATGGAGGACTCAAGCCAGCCTGTTGATATAAGCGACCAAATATTGTAATATCACCTAATACGGCAAGACCGCTAGAGATATGAGCACCACCACGCACCATTAACGCACCATTTATGCCAATTGCATGTTCAGAATAGAGGGCAAATAGAGTTGGGTCTGCGGGGTCAATGTAACCAGTGTAGATTAGACCATCTGATGCACCAATGAATGAAACTGAAACCATTGGAACAGTCACACCATTGTTGCGGTCTGGATGCAGAGTGCGACCAGTAGTACGAAGAATAACACCGGCGGCTGCGTTAGCAGATGTGACAGTAATAGCTAACAGAGTACCGACTTTAGTACGGTAGTTGTATGAATAGCTGTATACTGCAGTGTTGAACGCAACAATTGAAAAATATTCAACGGTTGACTTCGCAGGTGCAGTTCTCAAGATACTTGACATTTAAAACGCAGTATTTGTAACATATGTGTGATTTTATTCGCCGCCACCACAAGAACGACATTTTTTTCGTGAATTTGTAATAACTGGTCTAACAATTGGAATTGCATCCGTTATTGTAAAAAATAACGCGTCAAGAGGATTAATGTATCCCGTGTATACTTGACCATCTTGTGCACCTACAAATGAAACCGATACCATAGGAACAGACACGCCAACGTTTCGTGCTGGATGCAACGTACGACCCGTATCGCGTAGAGTCACGCCAGCAGATGCATTGGTTGCCGAAACAAGCACGGGTGTCAGAGTGCCAGTACCTCTTGCGAATTCATATGAATAACTATAAACTTGCCCATTAAATGCCTGATTTGCTGTATAGTTAATGGTGGGCGCTTTTGGTGATACTCTCAACGTACTTGTCATGTTCCCCGTTAAAATTACATTATAAATATTGAAACATATACATATCGCATTGTGGCTTGTAAAGATGGCGTTTATTCTCCGACATTTACATAAATTCGCGGCGATTAGAATGCCAATGCATGCAGTTGCATCTACATTAAGTATTGCATCTACATTAAGTATTGCAGCAACAACTTCCCTTCAAAAACCCGTTATTACACCAAGTGACCCAATGGGTGTCGAAATTACTTCAGAAAATGTTGGTAAAACAGGAGATTTGATTACAAAAGGAAATCTTGTAATTCCACGCATTTGGTTGCCATCTGAATGGCATGTATTCTTTGATGCATGTCTCGCTGTTGATCCAGAAATTGCGAGTGAAATAACAATATGGTTACCATGGGCAAGTGCGGGAGATTGGTGTGGTCTAACAACCAGCCTCGAACGCAAAGAACTTGAAATAATGAAAATGTATAAGATTTATAGGGCGCCAATGTAAAATGTTTCCGGCAATCATGCATGAATTTTTATACATAAACTTATGAAAAACTTAATATGTACACAGCAGCGATTTTTTGTTTTCTGCAAGGTGGCTGATTGGGCTACATCACCTAATATTTAATGATATATGTCAATACAAAATAAGGATTCATATTATTGTAAGCATTACCGCTACCAGTTGAATCTGTTGTGAAAGTATGAGTATGTGCGCCATCTGATGCAATTGTATGGTTATGTGTCGAAGACCCTGCCACAATTGCACCTGAACCAAATGCAACCGTTTCTGATTCTGGCGCACTCCCAGTATCTCCAGTTACTCCACCGTGGTTGTGTAAACCATCAGATGATGTTGTACCTGTATGTGTATGTGCTGGCAGTTCATTCGTTGTTAATGTAATTGTTTCAGCGCCACCGGTTCCACCAATTGATGTAAAACTTCCAGCATTTTGCGCAACAATCATACGACCACGTAAATCAGGAACATTAAATGTTGTTGAACCATCACCAACACCAAACGTTGTTCCAATAACTGCAAACAAATCTGCATATGTTGTGCGATTTATTGCGGAACCAATACATAAAACATATCCAGTAGGTGCAGTACCTGCTACATACGGAAAAATACTGCCAACTGGAACGAGAATATATGTTGTTAGGCCTGTATTGCCAGCCTGTTGGTACACACGACCCGACGTTGTTATATCACCTGTATTTGTCACACTACCAGAAATATCAACTGTGCCAGAAATATCAATGGTAGTTGCAGAAATATCAACAAGTGTTGTTGCTATAACATTAACAGTTGAACCATATACATTAGTTACATGTGTACGATCAGTATTGATGCTTACTGTGCCAGATACATCGACGGTTGCAGCAGATATATCAATTGCAGATCCATGCAAATGTACCGAATGTGTTGCATCCATATTTACACTAATAGCTCCAGACACATCAATTGATGCGGCTGAAAGGTCTATCGCCGTACCATAAATATTTGTGGCAGCTCCACTATCAAGATTTATGTTTACAGCGCCAGAAATATCCATCCCGCCTGAAATATCGCCACCACCAGAGATTTCAAGACCAGCAAGCCCTTTAATGAGACCAGTTGTATACTCACCGGATGTATAACGGTCTTCAACTGGTGGGTTAACAACGATTGAACCGTATGGATCATATAGACTAAAAACATCTGGAGTTAAAGGATCGATGTATCCAGAATACATTGTGCCATCGCTTGCACCCGTAAAACGAACAAAAATCATGCGAACAGTGACGCCGCTGTTAATTCCCGGAAGAAGGATGATACCCCCCGTCGCGCAGAATAACAAGTTTAGCCGCGTTTGCAGCAGAGACTGTTGAAGCAGTAAGAGTACCAACACGCGTGATTGCGTTAACGGTATAGTCATATAGAGAACCATTAAACGCTTTTAATGAGATATATTGGGCAGTTGGCGGCAAAGGGGCTCGACGCTGAATTGCAGCCATTTATTCACTGTGAGAGAAAATACCCGCAAGTTTTCCTGGATTTATAAACTTCAAACCAGTTGGTAAACGCGCGAATGCTGCAGATGCAGATTTTAAGGGTGTACCAGCAAGTACAAACCCCCATTGTGATGTAAACGATGGAATATATTGAACATAGTTGTGAACTACTCCTGTTGCTTCTCTAAATACAGCAGAAACTTCAGGAAGAGCGGTATAATCACCAATTTGTGCAACAAGTAGGCCACCTGCGCGTATATGTTTGCTAAACAGCGTTTCGATGAATTCTTTAGTATAAAATCGATTAATTTGATTGTCTGGTGTTGCTGGATCTGGATCACATAAATCCATTATAACAATATCAAATGCTTCAAGATGCGTTTCCAGCCATGTAAATGCATCTATTGCATGAACATGTAAACGCGGATCAGACCAAACGGCTGGTCCTGCCCATTCCGGTAGATGTTCCTTGCAGATTTCCATTAATTCGGCATCAATGTCTAACATAATTACATTTTTTACAGACGGATACCGCAGCACTTCGCGAGCAGTTGCACCTTCACCTCCGCCAATAATAAGCACATTAGTTGGTGCAGGATGGATCATGAACACTGGATGCACAAGAGTTTCATGATATATTGCTTCATCGGATTGAGCAGATTGTGTTTCGTCATCAAGAACAAGAACTTTACCAAACGCAGGCGTTTGATAAACACGTGCACGTTGAAATGCTGTTGTTTTATCAACAAGAACGGCATCAACCTTGAATCCTTGAATGACTCCATCGGTTTCAGTTTCGTAATGTACAAGGGATGTAATTGGCATGTTATAACATGTTTATGGTGAGCTGGAATTTAGTTTCAATTTGTCTGCAAACATCATGGTGTGGTACCACTTGGTCCACCTCTGCCTGGTCCACCTCTGCCTGGTCCACCTCTGCCTGGTCCACCTCTGCCTGGTCCACCTCTGCCTCTGCCCGGTGATGCGCCTAGTGGTGCAACTAGTGGTACTGTGACTGATGTAGTTTGTGGTTGTACAAATTGTAGGTTGTGTTGAATTATTATTTCATGTGGTTCATATAGTTCATATAGTTCATCAAGAATTTTTTCAATTGGTGGATTAACAATATTGTATAATTCATTTAATATTGTGAAAATATCTTTTTGGGAATTTAATATGTTGTACAATTCATTCAAAATCGATTCAATTGAATCACTTGAATTACTTGCCTGTGAACCTGAACAATTTATTGTATTAATATCAAGAACAATCCCAAGGTGTGATAATCCAGTAATATCTTCTAAAATACGTTTATTTTTTTCACATACATTTACAGGTGTATAAATGGAAAATGGGTTAGGTATTTCTGTAGATGCAGCAGCTGCAGCGCTTTTAGCACGTGCAATAGTTCTCATCGCAATTTCACCGATTGCTTCGCGAATCTTAGTGAAATCGTCCGGTTTTTTAGGTGCTGTTGTGCTGGTCCATTGGCTTAATGCTGTATATTGATCAAGAAATCCTTCTGTTTTCTCTGAATATTTACCATCATGCGTTATGCCATATTTCTTTAATATGGCTTTATCATCTTTTGTTATGTTATTTCCAGATATTCGCAAGACAGGTGTTGCACCATACGACATGTTTTATCATACAGGAACAAGTTAATTCTGTGAATCTCTCGGCAAAAGCATCAATCCTAATATACTAAGGAAAAATAGTCCAGTATGTAAAAAGATTCCATATGGTGTCGGAATATCATTAATAACAAGTGTAATATAATTGCCTAAAATCAATTGTGTGAGCTTGAATGTTTCGGGATTTGATATAATATAATATACAAGGGTTGAATAGAGCGCATATTTGATTTTAAGAAATGTTAATGTTTCCATTTACCCTAAGGTACCGAAATTTTTGGCTTGTAATGTAAAATTAAAGGCGTTTGCATCTGGTGGATTTCCAGTTGTTTTCGCGCGTTCTAAAGCAGTTTTCATATTTCGATAGAAAACATGAGATGTGTTCTTTGGATTTTTTGAAAAATCTTTTAATGCATCTTGTATATGTAAACTATCGCGCATGCCAATCTTATCTAACAGTTGTGCTAAAACGGTGGTATAATCATCAGTTGTTGAAGCAGCTGATTCTGCGTATTTTAAAAGAGTATTACCAAATCCTTCCGATAAAATACGGCTGTTAACTATATCTGGTGTATCACTGTGGCTTGGTGGTGCTGGCGCTGTTACGGCTGGTGCTGGCGCCGCACCAA